GTTAGACCTGGATTATAAACTTTCTTATGGAAAAGAGAAATTTATAGTCAAGTATTCTGTTGGGCAACCGATGGGAGCTTTAAGTTCTTGAGGAATGCTTGCATTAACACATCATTTGATTGTGCAGTATGCGGCATGACTCGTGAGACGGGAATATATAATTTTTAAAGATTATATAGTATTAGGTGATGATATAGTGATTGCTGATTCAGCAGTCGCTAATTGTTATCATTATCTAATGACCGTTCTTTTCCAGGTTAAGATTAATCTGGCAAAAGGACTTATGTCTCATCATGGGGCCCTCGAGTTTGCTAAAAGATTCTATGTAAGATCCGTGGATTTTAGTCCTCTTTCTTTGAAAGAGTTCTCATCCGTTGGATCAACATATTCCTCTTTTACAGGGTTACTTAAAAAGTTTAAGTTAACACCTTCTGCTATTTCTTCTCTTATGGGAAGAAAAGGTAGAAGTTCAGGTAATATAAATGTAATAACAGTTTTGGCTCAATGTTTGAATCTTAGTTTATTAAACTATGATAAAAGCAAGCCTTGGCTGTGATTACAAGTTATGTATCCTGAGGTTGATGAAAAACTAGTTAAGAATTTCTTAATCAATTCAATTGTGGAGTCCAAAAAGATTCTTCAGTTGAGCCGATTAGAGAAAGGTACAGATGATTATTTCTTCAAACATGAGTCACTTGTAAAGATTCCCGTTATTCGGGATTCAAATAAATTACAAATGACGACGTTTGGAGATAGTCCTCTGTACACTACTGTAAAGAAAGGAGTAACACCAGAAACATTATCAATGATAAATGATATGCTTTTGATGGTAGATTCTAATATTGAACCTCGAGTTTATTTAAACAGATTATCGATGAGTAAGATTGTCGATATCTACATGGTAGATATTGATGCTCTTTCTCGACGGGCAGGTCAGTCACCTTTAGTAAAGAGAGATATTAAAAATTCCATCTTAAGAAATTGAGATGATGTTTTTAGTTCTCTTGAACTATTGAAACATTTTAAGGAGTTTAATTCTAAACTCTTAAAACCTTTCGAAGTTGCCTCAGATAAGAAAGAAATTATTAATTTTATATCAACTTTGAAAAATGATGAAGAATCAGTTTCAAAGAAGAATAAGATTAAGAATTCCTCTCCTTTATCAAAGAGAGGGATGAAGAAGAATATTGATAATAAACCGAAGAAGATCGAGGATAATACTCTTTAGTATTATATAGATCTTATGCAGTAGGAATTTGAGATACTCTTCTTATACTTTCGTATAAGTATAATATTAATTTGGTCCATTATTATGAACTTAAATAATTTATAAGAGTGATTCGCATTCTTATTCAAAAACTTTTATTTCCACACGGGAAGTCTTGTGCCATTTGGGCAACAATCCAAATTGGATCTTTAAGATTTAAAGACCAAGGCCGTGTTTTGGAAATACTTAGGTATTTAACTCATAATAGACAAGTGTAAAAACAACTCATC